GTCTTTGTTAATTTCTCTCGGATAAATAGATAACCCTCTTGTTATTACTAGAGATTGATATAGCATATCTCCATAGTACACAATCAGCACTTCTTCTTGATAATTATATCCAAGTACTCTGTTAACTGCTGAATGCAATCCTAATCCTTGAGAATCAATTTCACTACCGTGAAGGAGAATAGCACCTTGCTGTAAGTTCTGGAAGTAATTGATATAAGCTGCTTGAACTAAGTTTCCAGATACAGCATCGTATGCAATAACTTCATCTCCGATTATTACATGGTCTCCAGGGTACTTTTGAGGTATATTATTTATTTTATTAATTGTTAAATAGTTACTTTCAGTACCGTAAGCTACCCCTTCAAATGAATAATCCTTAGTGGTAAGTTTTACGTGGTACATACCATTTTGTTTGGTTATTAAAGCCCCTGAATAATATTCTTCAATAGTTAATACATCTGAAGTATCATTATAAAATCCCTTAAAGAAACCAGCACCATTAGCTTGTTCAAAGTTCGTCATATTACCTACAGCTGAATAGTATATAGTGTTGTCATTATTAACAATCCATAATCTATTTAACACTACCGCCATAAGCTTAGGAACTAATGTTACTTGAGGGTCTGGACTTCCTTGCTCTGGTATGTAAACGAATTCAGTAGCTGAATCTGCTGTTTGAAGAGTCATTTCTCCAATCTTATTTCCAGCAACAACATCAGAAGTTCCGTGTTCTGGAGTCTTACCATCGAATCTTACATCTACATAATATTTATCTGGAAGGTCTTCTATTCCTCTTTCTAAATAAACTCTGTTTACAACTAAGTCATAGTAATCGTAAGTTTGGTCGCCATCAAATTGTTCTAATGCCAACTTCTTGTCCGTCCAGAAATAAGGTAAATCTTCTACGGCTATTTCTACCTTTAATACATTGTCATCTACTCTCACAAATTTATCAGCAACTAATGTGACAATAGATTCAAAAGGACTATTATCATTATCTCCATTATACCTGCTACCGTAAGTGTAAAATGTACCATCTGCATTATAAATGTATAAGTTTGTTCCGCTATATGTAGTAATTGGGTTAGTAAGAGTTGGTAAGCTAGTTTTATATTTTTTAAGTCCGTCATAATTTGTATACCTATATACTGTTTCTGCTGTTGATATGATTGGTAAGCTTTGCGAACTTGAGGATATTGTAGGAACGATTCTAACGAATTCTCCTTCATCTAATTGATAATTCTGAGCATAACCATATTGATTTACTAAAGCTCCTCTAATAGCCCACACATTTCTTCCACCAACCATAGCCAAAGTAGCTAATTGTTCTTCTAAAGTTCTTGGTACTTCTTGATTATAAAGACCATATCCAAAGTTTTGAAATAAATATTGCCCTTTAAATTTAGTACTTCCGAAACTTGTTCTTTTAAATAATCCCATTAATATTTTCCTCCATCATAACCATAATCGTCAATTAAGCCTTTTCTAGGGTTATAATGTCCTTTTCTTGGATTGTATAATCTATATTTTTCTGCGCTGTTACTATCTCTTTCAACAAAAGTATTTAATCTCTTCGTGTACAATCCTTCATAGAATTGACTTAATGGATTTTGACATCTAGCCATTACAAATGCACAAGCTTTTAAAACTACTAAATCACAGAAGTTTGAACTAGCCATTACGGCATCTTTAACATCGCTTATATAACCTTTAGATGTATCATTATTATCCCATACGATATTTTCCGTTGATACTGTTACTTCTATCTCATAAGGTTTATCTGGGATAGGGAATACTCTGATATCACCTCTATCAATTACATAGGACACAGGATAGCCTATACCTTCTCCTTTTAGAATTTGTCCAGGATTGTCTATTCTGTTATTATACAGAACGAATCTTCCTTTAAGTCTTCCATCAAATGGTTCCAGTTCATTATCAATATTTCCAGTTAATTGTATTGATTTAACCATACCCTCAACTGCATAGTGATTCATTCCTGGAGTAAGAGTAATTTTGTCTCTTCTTTCTAACACATTGTTACTTGTGTAAATACTGTCAATAGTGTTTAACAAAGCTTGATTTAATACTTCTAATAAAAACCTTGTAGTTTCTGGAGTTTGTTCTTCATTAACGTACAAAGGAAATCCAGTATTAATGGCAAGTTTGTTATACATTGTTTCAACCAACATATAATTATTCCTCCTTTTCTATTCTTTGTTGAAATCCGCTTTGTAAAAAGGATAAAAATATCCCCATAGTATATTAATACTACAGGGATATAAAAATAACTCATTAGTTAATCAAAGGAGGGATAACCCTCCAATGATTACGGAGTATCAGGTTCAGTAGGAGCTGAAGTTTCTACTCCAGTTTGTGCATCACCGCTTACGTCAAATGTGTGAACGTGAGTAGTAGAAGCAGCATCACCTTCGTTAAGAGGGTATCCAGTACCTTCCTCACCGTTAGCTAAGTCATAACCATAAGAACCGTAAGCTGGTTGAATGTTGCCAGCAGCATCTGTAGCAGCGGTATTAGTTCTTCTAGGGTCTTCATTAGCGAATTGAGCCATCAATGTAGTAGATTCGCCAGAGAATGAGTTGTCTACAAGGAATGTAGAATCTACTGGTAATTCTACGACAGCGATACAGCAGCATTCAGGAACAGCTACCATTTGACCATAAATTTCCCATCCATTATAAATGTCAGCGAATTCTGCTATATCTCTCAATTTTTCAGGAGGAAGAACTTTGCCAGCTCTCGTTACAGTATTCTTAGTACCAACGATAATGAAACCTACATTTTTACCAGCAACAAAGTTAGTACCATCTACGTTAACGTGAATGTTAGATTCAGATGATAATTCGTATACTTCGTTAAGGATAAACCCTGCAAATTTTTCGTATTTGCCAGCTCTGATAACACCTTCAGATACATCATCATATCTCTTGTATTGAGAATTCAACAATGTAGTATAGATTTCAGGAGCAACGAACAATGAAGCGTTAGCTCTGAGCGGAACAGTTTTATTAGAACCGTAGCTGTATTCAGCGTTAGAATCTAATGCACCATTAGCTTTCAAGTAAGATTTCATTGTGTTTACTAATGCAAACAAAGTCTCTCCTGGGTCAGCATTACCACCTTTAGTCAAGTCGATAGGGCTAGTTAACGAACCATATCTTCTAATATCTGCGTTTTTCAAGATTAATTCAAGAGTCTCCAAGTTGTGAGCTTCTCTCATCTTTCTTGCAGCTAAAGCTGTTAATGCAGATTCGTGGTTGTAGCTATCTTCGATTCTGTCTAAGTCATAGATTTTGAAACCATATTTCATAGACTTGTCGATAGTCATTGTAGCTGACCTAAATCTTAAGCCATCCAATGCTGGTCTCGTAGAAGTTTTATCACCAACTACGACTTTTACAGAGTTCGGGTCAATTGCAACGATTTGTACTGTGTCACCCTTTTTAAAGAAGTCACCTTCGAAATCATTGTTTACTAATTGGTCTTGTACGTCTGCTTGGATTTGACCTAATTGAAGGTTTAGCATATCTGCTAATACGATGTTTTCTTGTGGAGCCATATTAGAAATGGCTGGTTTTGAATAACCTGTTTGTCTTTCTGACATAATTCTTTTCCTTTCTTTTAACTTGTATCTACTAGCTATCTCGACCTTTTACTCTTCATCTTACCAATACCCTACTGTCTGTGTAGTACTGCCATAATACGTAAGTTTCAAAGTAGATAGCATTCCTTTATTTAATTAGTCTATTATCCCCATATTTCTAGCTGCGAGTTTTTCTTTGTACTTGTTAATTACTCTCGCTACTATAAGTTTCTCTGGGTTTGTAGAGCCTTCTTTGAAGTCTCTTATTGCATAAGCTGCTGAGGTTTTAATAATCTCTTTCATAGCCATAGAACACGGAATTCCTAAAGAGTTCATTGCTGCTATAGCCACTGAGGCTACTACCTCTCCTTGTACATTATCAACCTCTGTAAGATTCAAGTCTTTTATTTCTGCAATTTCTTCATTGATTGAACTTGCTATAACTTTTGGAGTGGATTTAACAACTACTCTAGTACCTGTCAATATCTCTTTCAGCTTCTCAAACATTAGTATCTCCTTCTGTTGTCAGTATATTTACTTCCACCAGCTTCTCTGTAAGCTTGAGCAATTAAGTCTTGATGTTCTGCGAAGAATTGAAGTCTTTCTTTTCCTGTTTTAGAAGTGTAAATTTCCATAACATTTTCTTTAGTGATAGCACCACTAGGTAATTTTTCTCCTACTACTGCACTATCTTTAAATTCTTCCAAGTCCTTTTTAACAACTTCTACTTTAGGTTCTTCCTTTTTAGGTTCTTCTACTGGAGCTTTTACTTCTTCAACCTTTGGTTGTTCTACTGGTTTCTTACCAGATATAATCATTTTAGCTCTTGCTACTGCAAAGCTTACTTTGTCTGCGATATCTTCTGCAAAGTCTTTAACTCCAACTTCGTGCAAGATTCTGATAAATGTATTGCAAGTTTCTTGAGCTTCCTCTTCGGTAAGAGTGTATTTAGCCATTTCTTTAACAGCTCTGCTTCTAATAATTTCATCTCTCATTTTATCTTCAGTTGCATTGATTCCGTCAATAACTTCGTTGGTTACTACGTCAGCCTTTTGTAAGATTTGTTGCAAGATGTTAAATTTATCTGGAGCTACTTGCTTCATTTCTTGAATGTCCATATCTACTGGAACACCATATCTTAAACATTCATCAATAACCTTTTCTCTTACTTTGTCTCTGAACAAATCTAAGTCTTGTTTGTTTTTATTAATAGTTTTTTCTAAATCGTTAATTGCTTTAGTAATTTGTTTTTCTTCCTCTAAGTCTGCAAGCTTAGCTCTAAGCTCTTCAACCTCGGGGGTATCCTTAATGTCTTCAATAACGTCTTCAGTTTTTGGTTCCTCTTCAACCACGGCATTCTCATCTGAAGGAGTAGTGTCCGCTTCCTCTTCTACTTTTTCTTCTGTTGGTTTTTCTTCTTTTGTACCTTCTCCATCTCCCTCAGGAACTTCGTTTCCTTCGCCTTCTCCGTTATTCGTATCTTCTTCTGTTGTTTCTGCCACGTCCTCTGGTTTATCAGATACTTCAGTAGTTTCTGATAATTCTCCTGAGTCATCACCAGCTTCAGTAGAGGGAAATTCTTTTTCGATTTCCTCTTTCTCTTCTACATTAAGTTCTAAATCTTTGTTTTGATTTTCTTCCATTATTCATTTCCTCCTAATTCGTTATTATATTCTTCCATCATTATATTACTCTCTTCCTCTATAGGATTTCCAGTAAGGTCTTCTTGATTTACAACATCTCCTTGAGTCAATTCCCGCTGTGTGCTAGGTTCAACAACATCCTCTTCCGTTGTAGGATATTGAGGATTACCTTCATCATCGAATAATTCAAGTAAATTATCCATATCTTTCAAATCCGTTTTAGCCATTAAGTATCTCAATGCTATAGCCACTTGTTCTGGCGTGAAGTTAGAGAACATCATTTGAGCTATCGGTAAATTCAACATTTCCATAAGTCTCATTCTCTCTCCTTCTTTGTCTGCCTTGCTAGCACCTGTTGATATTGAAATCATTAATTCAGGGTCTGCATAAATATCTTTCAATGGATGTTTTACAGCCAAAGCTAATTCTCTATTGAATGCATAGAAGCTACTTACTAAAGGAAGTAAGAACTTATAACTAAACACATCCGTTTCAACTCTCATTCTAGCATTGGCTTTTTGGAATAATATCTGAGACTCCTGTGCAGTTCTAACAGAACCACTCGTATCTCCTGAAATATAATTATTCAAACCCAGCATATCTTTGTTTTGATTCAAGATAATATTCAACAATGTAACTCCATTAGGAGATATTTCTGGAGGAGTAAACCATTCAAGCTTTCCTCCTAAAGTGTCAATGTATTCTAATTCTCTCTTTTCTCTGAAGTTCCTTCTCTCATTGTTTGGTAATGAACCTGCTGGGTACATCAAGATAGGATTACTTACTTCATCTAAATTACTTAAAAATAAATCTACGCAACGGTTAGCTAAATCGTTAAGCGGGATAGTAGAACACAATGGGCTAACTCCTCTATGAGTTTCTCTATCAATTACGTATGGAGCGTAAACTATTTGCAAGCTATCTACTCCAGAGTAATCCAAGAATGCTATCTTATTTTCAACTACAATCGCTTTAATATTAGTTAAAAGCTTTCCATCATCAGTTACGTAATCTCCTCTGTATGTCAATACTTCAATTTGTTTCTCGTTAGTTTTAGAGAAGCTAAAGTCCTGTGTAACAGATGAAGCATTACTATAAGTATACGGATAACCTATTCCGTTTTTATTTACCTTCTTAATAATGTCCTTCTTATCTTGTTCTGATAACATAGGATAATTAGTTTTGTTAGTTAATAATTCCCTACTGCTAATAAAGCTTCTAATAATCTTAGGACATCCTTTAGGGTCTTTCTTGTAATCCATCGCATCAACATAAAAGTCTAGCGGGTCAATTACTTCAATTTCTAAGTCTTCATAAGTAACGCCAGTTTCTACTTTGAAAGATATTAAAGGTTCTTTTGATTCCGCATCAGAGAGTACTTCCTTCTCTCTATACTTCTCTGTAGTCTGTTTTAATTTAATAAAAGCTACCGCTTCGCCTTTAAGTATCCAGTCAAATAAAATCTGGTCACTTAATTTTTCTACAAGAGCAATGCTCTTGAATTGTTCAATCATTGCTGATTTAACTTCTGGAGCTAACAATACTGAATGAGGATTTCTTCCTTCGATATCCATCAATGCTGAATAACCTGGAATACATCCTTCAATAAGAGCTGATTTGTACACATTGAACATTTCCTTTGAGGTTGTGTATCTTTGTTTATCAGTTCCTCTAGCTCCTGAATAGATAGACTTGTAAAGAATATTATAATTGCGATACATATCAGAGTGATGACTCAAATCACTTCTTCTATCAACAATATAATTCTTTATCTCATCTGAGTACTTCTTGATGTCGTACCAATCTTCTTTAATTACGACATTCTCTGCGTGACTATCGACCATTCTTTCTGTCTCCTTTTTACTTTTGGTTCTTATTATTATATTCTTGTCTATTTCTCATTATCGCATTTAAACTATTATAAAACCACATTGGATAACTTATAGCATCTATAGGGTGAATGAGATATCTAAGCTCATCTCTTTTTTGTATGTCATTATCCGTCGGAATCTTAAGACCACCATTTGAAAGATGGTTTCTACATTCCTCAAAGTTAAATAATAGTCTCTTACACCTACTATTTACATAGAGTCTTCTCTCTCCTTTTGCATTTCTTATAAGTCCTCTTAATACTGCTAGTCTCTCTTTAATAGGAGGGTTAGCGCTTTGTATACGAGGCGTTACTGTATAACCTCTTTGGTGAAAGTATGTAACCATAGTCGCATAATCACTTCCATTAGTTTTTCTGTCTTTACCGTGAGAGTCTCCCATTATCATAAAGTTTTTTACTCCGTATCTATCAACAGCTAACTGAGCTACTCTACACATCTCTTGCGTTGTAATATTATTCTCTATCAACTCATCAAGTATGTACCAAGTATCATTATAATATTGTACTAGATACCAGCACATAGGGTTGAAGTTAAAGTCACAAGTAAGTATTAATGGTTCCTTTGGATTGAACGGAATATTATTACGAATATTATGTTCATCAAAATCAGGAAATGCAACTGTATTATCATAATCCACATCAAGTCCTTGTACAAATTCTTTTATCTGGTCTGCTGAATAAGCGCTCTCCATCATCTCGATATATGCACTGTGTAAGTTTGTATTCTCGCTCGTAGGAGCATTTATATATCTATAGTCTTTATTTCTAGTCTTAGGGTTGATGAAGCGTTTGTATATCCATCCTCTCAGCCCTCCAGGGTTTGTATGGATGAAAAAGTTATAGCAGAAGTGGTCATCCCAGTCCTGTCTCTTTGGTTGACGTAAACGAGCTAGTAAGTAAATAAAAGCTTGTTCGTCAATCATAGAACCTTCTTCAAACTCGATAAACCCAAATTCAAAAGATTTATAGTTCTCTGGATTTGCCAAAGTTCTAAAGTAAAGCTTACTTCCATTTATAAGATTTATTTCAGAGTTTCGGTTGGTATACCACCAGTGAACTCCTTCTTCTAAACCGAGAGCATCCATGTGTTCTACATATTTAACCTTTGTAGTACCGTCAATTAAATCCTGTGTGCTAGCACCGATAAAACCTTTTATACCTGGATACTTTAATGCAAGAAATAATCCTCTCAAAGCACCACAGAATGTTTTACCAGACCCCATTCCACCTTGATAGCAAGAGATGTCAATATGCCTTTTATATCCGCCAGTTCTATCATCTACGATATGAAACTTTTCTTCTGGAATACCAAACATAAATTCTGCTTGTTTAGGTAATAAATTAAATACAGTTTCTTTAATACTCATTATTCTTTAGGTCTCCATTGTTTAAAGTGTTCACATCTCTTATGCCAACATCTAACATTCTTCTTCCCTGAGAATAGACATTCTCCATCTTCAGTACAAGATTCTTTTCCATCTTCAAAACAAGA